ACTATCGCCACAGATATCCCCTAAAATAAACCCAAATAAGACAGAATACACCCCTTATTAGCCCCTAAAAGAGAGAAATAGAGATAAAACACCAAATATGGACGCTCTAGAGGCAATAGAATCAGGTAGTAGTACTCTTTTTACCGCATAGTACTAAAACAGGTATAATCGCGCCATAATCGCGCATAGAGAGTTAATAGATAACCCCATAAAGAGATATAAAGAGCTTATAAGAGCAATGGGGGGAGGGTAAGGCAAGTTTACTTTCGTGAGATATTATATATATACCCCAATTGCACATACCAAGAAATATTAACTTATAACATGTTCAAGAGATGAATCTAAATGATTTTCAAATTAAAATGGAGGAATTGGGGGAGATGTGGAAAAAAGGATACTGTATTGAAAACTATACTCTAAGTGGTAAAACCATATTTCTTACCCCTAATCAGCAGAAGTTTATTTCTTCTCAGAAACCAATGTGTTGCGCCTATGGCGGAGTTGGTTCAGGAAAAACAGTTGCAATGAGTATCAAAATGATTCTAATGTGTCTCTGCTTTCCAAATAATACCGTATTACTGGGTAGAAAACATCTATCAGAACTCGACAAGGGTATTTTACCAGATTTATCTCTTTTATTAAATAAAAAATGGTATCGCCACAGAGTAAAAGATGGAGTTATTGAATTCTTTAATGGGTCCAGAATTATATTATTTGGATTAGATTCCCTACAAGACAGTTCATTAGCAGATATTAAGAAGGCACAACAGAAACTTAAAGGATTAAACTTAGGTGCTTGGTTTATTGACCAACTGGAAGAAGTAGAAGAAGACGTAGTAGTTACCCTAAATACACGTCTTAGAAGAGTAGAATCTCCTTGGCAACAAGGAAATGCCACTACTAATCCTGCTAACTTCTGGGCATATAATAAATTTAATGAAAATGGAGGTATAGATGAAGCCAATAAAAAGGGAATTTATGAAGATGATTTCCTATTTTTGATAAAAAGTACAGTCTATGAAATTGAAAAATATCTTCCATCTGGGTATATTCCCAATCTATTAAGACAAAAAGATGAAAACTATAGAAAAAGAATGGTTGAAGGGATATGGACACCTGACATATTTGGAGAAAGAGCTGTATTTGGACAGGAATACGTAAATAAATTTAAAGTTAGAGATTTTATAACAGAGGAAGGGTGTGAAATATACGAAGAACCAAGGAAAAATATGCATTATCAGATGGGAGTTGACCCATCAGAAGGAGTAATTGACCCATCATCTATCTCAGTAGTCTCGGAGAACGGTGAGAAGGTCGCTAAATTCAACGGGAAGATACCTATAAGCGCCTTAGGAGAGAAAGTTAAGTATTTATACTACAAGTATGGTCAACCGCTTATAATACCAGAATCTAACGCCTCAGGACAAGCCCTATTATTACAAATAAGAGACCTTAATGTTTTTACACGTGTAGGATATGACGAACAATTTGATAAAGAAACAGACAAATTGGGTTGGAAAACCTCATTTCAATCAAAACAATCCCTTATTTCTAACTTTCAAGAGCTTTTAAGGGTAGGATTTCCTAAAATATACGACCAAAAGACAATAAATGAGCTTAAAACCTTTGAGTGGACCGATAATTCCAAACAAAAAGGGGCAGGAGCCCAAAGAAACTTCCACGATGATGATGTTATGAGCACAATGTTAGCCTTCTGGGAACTAAATCCTACTATTAGAGAAAAAAGAAACCGTCGATTGGTGTCCGAAATGGCACATAAAAAAAAGAAAAGATTTCAATATAACTAAGGAATCACTAAAATGTTTAAAATAATTAAAAAACTTATGAAGAAAACAACAAAAAAGGCTGTTAAAACAGTTAAACTTCCAAAGGCTGAACCAATCAACCTTAACGAGGAAATTTACCTTTCTTTGAGTAAAAGACAAAGACGAAGACAGCGAAAAACTCTCGGAATGTAAATCGTATAAAAAGATGATAAAAACAATAAACAAAGAAATAAATGATTTTGAAAACGAGTCAATTACAATAGTTGATGGCTTTAATTTTAATCAGAAAAAGACAATTAAAAAGATTTATCTCTATTATAATTCAAAATATGAATCAGGAGACATAGATTCTCAGGGAGATAAAAAGTATTTCTTTAATATGTCCCGAGTTCCTTGTAATGTAGGAACGAAAGCCATTGATTTTGATACTAAACACATTAAAATTCAGACTTTTGGTGGTGGAAATCCATTAAATACTTGGTTTATGGAACGAGATTTGAAGTTTTGGATGAAAGATAAAAATTTTGGACAGACTCTTAATAGAATATTTCACGAATTACCTATATTTGGTTCAGTTGTTTTGAAAATTATAGACAATAAACCATATTTTGTTGATTTAAGGAACTTTATAGTAGAACAAAATGCAGATTCATTGGATAAATCCAACTATATTATTGAAATTCACAATTATACCCCTGTTGAATTTAGAAAAATGGGGAAAGAAAAGGGTTGGAATAATGTAAATAATGCAATCAAGCAGTTTAGACAAATGGAAGGTGTCCAATATATCAAAGTTTACGAGAGATATGGCGAAGTTAAAGACGGAAATGACTATGTTTACAAGAGAATAGTGATGGCAGACGTTGGAATAGATGAAAAAGACAAATATAGCCAAGAGATTACCCCACATAGTGGAGTTATGTTATCAGAAGAAAAAGTTGAAAAACATCCATATAGAGAATTTCACTGGGAAAAGATTTCTGGAAGATGGCTTGGAGTTGGTAGAGTAGAGATTATTTTTGACCCACAGATAAGGGTTAATGAAATATCCAACCAAGAAGTTAAATCTTCTTACTGGTCAACCCTAAGACTATGGCAAACCAGAGACGATGGTGTTAATAGAAACCTTCTAACAGACGTAGATAATGGTGAGATATTAAATGTTAAACAGGAAATAAACCAAGTTGATATGGCAGATAGAAATCTAAGTGCCTATCAAATGGAAATAGCAAGATGGCTTTCTAACAGAGATGAGTTAACTTTCTCCCACGACCCTATTAAAGGCGAACGTGGGGCATCTGGTGTCACCCTGGGGGCTACTCAGATGGCTGCGGCACAATCTGGTGCTTACTTTGACCAGATACAAGAGAATGTAGCAATGGATATTAAAGCAATGTTATATGAAGTAATTATTCCAGCATTTCAAAAGCAGAATAATGCTGAACACATACTAAGAATTGCAGGAGAAGACTTAGATGAACTTAATAAATTAATTATAGAAGTAAAGAATAGAAACACATTTGTTGATTATGTAGCAAGAACAGGAAGAATACCATCCAACGATGAATACGATATATTGAAAAAGGTTACTGCTGAAAATGTCAAGAAAGGAAAAGAACAATCTATTACTATTCCAAAAGGATTTTATGACAACATTAAATATAAGATTGACATTATTATTACAGGAGAAGCCGTTGATACAAGAATGAAAGCAGCCAACTTATTCGCAGTCCTACAAGCAATTACCGCAGACCCAACAATGCTTCAAGACCCTACCAAAAAGAAAATTATATTTCAGTATATGGAACAAGGTGGATTAAACCCCTATGATTTTGATGTTCCGACCGAAGAGGGTCAAGTTCCACAAGTGAGACCACAGATGGGAGGGGGTGGAGTATCCAGACCAAATTTACCCAGTTCACCAGTTATGGGAACTAACCAACAACAAATATGATGGACAAAAAAATAAGAGAAAAACACCTTGAGAGTTTAGCCAATTCAACACAGGGCAATGCCTTGGTAGACTGGTTAACTGAACAAATGACTAAGTTAAGAGATGGAAGCAACTATGACCAAGACAACTTTGAAAAAGATGGTTTAGCATCGGTAAAAGCAGCAGAGATATTAGGTGAACTTATATTAGATTTTAGATTATTTAGTAAAGAGAAAACAGAAACAAAAAAAGACAAATACAATTAGGTCGTTGATTGGGACTAAACCCAACTGTAAAAAAAACGAAATTAAGACTAAACTTAAAAAAATGGATGAAGAATTGGATTTGGAGACTCCTAAAACTCCAGAGGGAGAAAACCCTGAGGAATCCGAAATGGAACCTGAAAAATCAATAGAGGAGAAGCCAGAACAATCAAAAGAATTGCAATCTGCTCTCGCCCAGAAAGAACACTTTAGAAAGAAGTACGAGGAATCTCAAGAAGAACTTAAAAAACCTCGCAATAGCACTTTCAATGGACAAAATCCTATGGAAGTTGTTAAACTCACAAAAGCCCTTGAGGGCTATAGTGAAGAGGAAGTTGAGTTCATTACCCGTAATGCGTCTGAAAAGTCCATAGAGGGCATTGTAGACGCCTCTAAAGACGACTGGGTAAAGACTGCAATCCTGGCAAGGAGAGAAAAGGTCGTAAACGAGAAAAAAACCCTTGAACCCTCAACTAAACAATCTCTTAGCGAGAAGTCAGTTGAGGACACCACAAATCAGGATTTAAGAAATATGTCCGTAAAGAACAAAGAAAAATTTCTTGAAAAGATTGGATGGGGTCCACAACCAAGACCAAAGAGATAATTTAGGAACGGGAACAAGAACAAATTATGGCAACAGGTTCAAGTTGGGATGCTTTAAATCCCGAAATCTGGTCAGCAAAAATGCAGGTAAATCTTCAAAAGAGTTTAGTTGCATTCGATATTGCTAGAACAGAGTTAATGGACGAAATTACAGTAGGTGATCAAATTCACAGAATGTATGTTGGCAACGTAGGAACAGCGGCATATGTTCCTGGTACTGATATTGAGGTTACTGGTGTAACAGCCACAGATGACTCAATTTCTATCGACCAGAAGTATGTTTCAACTTTCTACATAGATAAAGTTGAGGAATTACAGGCAAAACCTGAATACGCTTCAACCTTGGCAAATGATGCCTCTTATCAGTTAAGAGACCTCATTGACGCCGCAGTATTGGCTAATACCAGTGCTATCGGAGTGTCAGCCCTTGGAACATCCACTACAGTTACTGGAACTTTCGTAACAGGAACCACCGCAACTGTTAGTGCTATTACAGCTACTAGTGCTACAATCATCGAAGTTTTCAACACATCAACAAAATACTTACGTCTAGGAAATGTTGAAATGGAAGGAGACTGGGTTGCAGTTCTTAGCCCTGCAGTCGCAGGAGTAATTGAACTAATCGCCATCGATAAAGGATTCAATATAGCCGACGCCTCTTTGAGGAATGGTTATGCGGGAGACTTCTTAGGTTTTCATATTTATATTTCTAACAACTTGCCTACAAGCACTTGTTATATTGGAAAGAGTAAATGTATTGATTTAATCATGCAAAAAGCTCCTACAATGGAAATTAAAGAGGAACCAAAGAAACTCGGAAGAAACTTTATTGCATGGACAGTTTGGGGTGATGGAGTCTTGCACAACAACAAGGCAAGATTTTTGAACGCAATGTTAACAGCTTAAGGCTAACTTATTTCTCCCCCCCCAACATACGAAACCGTCTAGAACGGGGGGAGAAGTATAACATAATATATGAATATAAAAAAAATAATGTTGAAGGAGAAAGAAGAAGTATTAGAAAGATACAAAATTACTGCTAAGTATTTAGAAGATAGAATAACCGAGGGAGATAAAGTAGAAGAAAGAAAAAAAGACTTAGTAAATTGTCAAACTAACATAGAGGAATTAGAAAAGATAATTAACTTTTTTAGAATATGAAGATAATCAATTTTTTAACATCTCTTCACGAATTTCGTTCAGGATGTTGGTTTTATAGGACACAGATGCCAAGTGAGGCTTTAATAAAAAGGGGACACGAAATAAAGAACCTTGTTATTGGACCAAAGTTCGACATTAGTTCTTTAGAACTTTCAAGTATTCCAGATATAGCGATATTTAGAGGAACATATCCTTTTGACCCAACATCAATAATGAAAAAGCTGAAGAAGATTGATACAAAGGTTATTTACAATGTTGACGATGATTACCTAACACTAAATGCTGGTAATCCATTTCAGAAAGAATCTAAGGCTGTTATGCACCAATATATTGCCTGTGCTAAAGCAGCAGACGTAGTAATCGTATCCACAGAGGTTCTCAAAAAGAGACTTCGCAAATATAATAAAAATGTCCAACTTGCTCCGAACTCATTAAGTTTTCAGAGATTTCACAACAGGCAAGGAGGAAATAAAAGACTAAGAATAGGATACACAGGAGCTTCATCTCATTGGGAAGACCTTGGAATAGTTCTTGATGCATTAAAGAGTTTACAAGATAAATATGACTTTGAGTTTTTTGTGCAGGGTATGTGTGGAACTCCTTTAATAGGAGAAATCTATACTTATAAATATATCCTTCGGGAAAACATAGAACCAGAAAAGAGAGGTTATTATACTTCTGCATTAAAGATGTTTGACAAACTTAGAGAGATGAAATATGTCCATATTCCATTTTACCCACCAGAGTTATACCCAGAGATTCTTAAAAACTCAAATATTGATATTGGGATAGCACCATTAAAAGATAACGAATTTAATCAGGCAAAGAGTTGTATTAAGTTTTACGAATATGCATCTACTGGAACAGTAACACTGGCTTCAAAAGTTTTACCATATAGCAAAGAAGTAGGATATTGTGCTAAAAACAATACCAAAGATTGGTATAATAAATTAGAGAAATTGATAAAAGATGAGAAGTTTAGACATCAATTACTTGAAAAACAACAAGACTTTGTTAGAAAACACGCTGACTTAGATAAAGTCGTAAAGGTCTGGGAAAAAATCTTTATGGAAAAATGATAATAGGAAACCCATTAGTTAGTATTATTTGTACAAGCTATAACAATCCAATGATAGAGGGTGCTATCAAGGGTGTTTTAGCCCAAACATATAAGAACTTTGAACTTATATTATTAGATGATAATTCTAACCAAAAAACATTAGATATTTACAAGAAGTTTGATGACCCAAGAATTGTATTCTATAATTCTCACGTTAAAAAGGAAGATAGATTAAAGGTATGTCCTTATGCCCGTCAGATAAACAAGGGACTTAAAATGGCAAAGGGAAAGTTAGTAATGTATTTAACAGATGACAATGTCTACTTTCCTAATAAATTAGAAAGAGTGGTCAGATATTTTAGATGGCATCCAAGAGTTAAAGTCGTCTATAACAGACAGAAACAACAACTCCACCCAAATACAATGCTTAAGGGCACAGAATTAGAGAATGTTCCCGTGGAGGAGATATTTAAAATAATGGGAGCAGATAGAGTATTAAAGAGTGCATTTTGTAGGGTTGACCATAATTCAGTAACCCACTATATGAGTTGTGTAAAAGAAGTTGGCGACTGGGGAACAGAAAGCTTTGCAATGGCAGATGCTTATTACTGGAATAAGTTATCTACTAAATATCTATTTTATCCCATAAGGGAAATATTGGAAACAAGCTATGCTCACGACAATAGCTTCTCGACTAAAATAATCACAGGTAAAATTAAAAAACATGAATAAAAAAATCGCCTACGGGGGAATGGTTTTCGAAAAAGAAGAACAAGCAGCCATTGACCGAGTATTAAAAAAGAATTGGTGGACACTCAAAGAAGAAGGAGAAGCATTTGAAAAGGAATTAGCAGAGTATTTAGGTGTTAAACACGCAATATTTGTTAACTCTGGTTCATCTGCTCTATTACTTACTTTTATGGCATTAGCCAGAAAAAGAAGTTATAAAAACGAGATTATTGTTCCTGCAACCTGTTTCCCAACAGATATAAGTGCATTAATTTATGCGGGATTTAAACCAGTTGTAGTAGATGTAGAATTAGACACATTTTTAATAGACCCTAAAAAAGCAGAAAAAGCAATTACCCAAGAAACATTTGGGATATTAGCAGTTCACGTAGCAGGAAATGTATGTGAATTAGATAAATTAGAGAAACTCTGCTATGACCACAAACTAGTAATGATTGAAGATAATTGTGATGGATTGGGTGGTAAATGGGGTGAAGACAAGATAGGCTCACAACACGTATCTGTTGCTTCCTTTCACGCAGCCCACATTATATCAACGGGGCAGGGAGGTGCAATATTTACAAATGACGATAGTATTGCAAGTAAGGTAAAAGAATTAAGAGATTGGGGAAGAAAATCTGACTTTGACGATACAAAAGAAAGTGCTCCTCCACTACCAAAGGATTATCAACAAAGATATACTTATACAGATTTAGGATTTAATCTTAATCCTATTGAATTACAAGCAGCTATTGGTAGAGAACAACTTAAAAAAATAGATAGATTTAAAAAAGCAAGAAAATATAACTTTGAATATCTAAGTAAAGGATTAACCAAATTAGGTTATGAGGTTATTAAACCATATAAAAAGGCAGACCCTTGTTGGTTTACAGTTCCATTCTTAGTTCCAAAAGAAAAGCAGAGAAGTGTTATATTTGATAAGTTGAACAAAGCAAATATTGAATATAGAAATGTTTTAGCTTCTAACATTAAATTACAACCAGCATACAGGTGGATTTATGGACTATTCCCTAATGCTAATGAGATTATTAGAAGAGGATTATGGATACCAGCCCACCCATCATTAACTCAAGAAGACTTAGATTACGTTTTAGAGACCTTAAAATAATGAAATTTAGTTATGAATAAAAATATTGGTTATGGTAATCTCGCCTATAGTGATTGGGCAGAGGAAGAAAAAAAATATAATTCTAAATATAAAAAAATGAAATTATTATTAACAGGGGGTGTAGGATTTTTAGGTCATCACGTAGTAGAATCAATTTTAAAAAATACTGACTGGGATATAGTCGTTTTAGACCGATTAGATGTATCTGGTAATTTAGCGAGATTAACAGATATTAATATTTGGGATGAAGAACAACATAGAGTTAAATTTATATGGTGGGATTTAAAAGCAGAACTTAACGATTTTATAAAAAGAGATATAGGCAAAGTAGATTATATTTGGCACATAGCAGCTTCATCTCACGTAGATAGAAGTATTACAGACCCAATGAGTTTTGTGATGGATAATGTAGTTGGAACTTGCAACCTATTATTATATGCCAAAGAATTAAAAGGATTAAAACAATTTACCTATTTTTCAACAGATGAAGTATTTGGACCAGCACCAGAAGGAGTAAATTATCAAGAGAACGATAGATATAGAGCTGGGAATCCTTATGCGGCATCAAAAGCAGGAGGAGAAGAATTATGTGTAGCATTTCAGAATACCTATAAAATGCCTATAATTATAACTCATTGTATGAATATTGTAGGAGAACGACAACACCCAGAAAAATATATACCAATGGTTATAAGGAAAGTATTAAATGGCGAAACAGTAACCATACACGCCAATAAAGATAAAACAAAAGCAGGTTCAAGATTTTATATACACGCCAGAAATGTAGCAGATGCACTATTGTTTTTAACAGATAAAGGAGTATCAGGACAAAAGTATAATCTTGTAGGAGAAAAAGAAGTAGATAACCTTGAATTAGCACAATTTATAGCAAAGGTAGTGGGAAAACCATTAATATTTGAAATGACAGATTTTCATTCATCTAGACCAGGACACGATTTAAGATATTCACTAGATGGAGAAAAGATGTATCAAATGGGGTGGACTTTACCACACAACTTTGAAGAGAGTTTAACTAATACCATTAAGTGGTTTATTAAGAACCCACAATGGCTCAATTTATGAATTTTTCAATAACCGCTTCTGGCGGTGCAGCAGGACTTATACAGGACTGCGAAAACCTATTAGGAATGACAGCAGCTGAAATATCCAGCGATACTACACTAATGAAAAGATTTACCAAGGATATTAATGCTTATTACAGACGAGTGAACTCTTGGATATGGGAAAGCACTGGAACTTGGGAATATGATGACTCCAATTTTACCGACCTACCTATTTCTACAACTACAATAGTTGACGAACAACAGGATTATGAAATGCCTTCAACGGCTCAAAGAGTTGACAGAATAGAGGTTTTAGATAGTGCTGGTAATTATCAACCATTAAAAGCATTTGATAAAAGCGAGATTAAAAATGTAGCAATGAGTGAATACTATAAAACAGCAGGAATGCCAGTAAAATATGATTTAGTTGGAAGGTCTATTATGTTATATCCTAAACCAAGCACTACTTATGTAACCGCTGCAAAGGGATTAAAAATATACTTTTCAAGAGATATAGATGAATTTGCTTATACAGATACCACAACATCACCAGGATTTTTAGTGAACTTTCACAGATTACTTTCCTTAGGTGCTTCCTATGAATATTGTATCTCCTACGAGATAAACACAAAGGCAAACTTTCTAAAAGGACAGATAAATGAATTAGTTGGAGAACTAAAGAGTTTTTATAATAGTCGTCATAGAGACCAAAAGGCAAGGATTAAGCCTAAAAAGAAAAACTATAACTAATATGACATTAAAAGAATATCAACAATTAAAAAAGTATATTGATAAAATAATTCTTAAACTTGAAGAAGAGGCACTAAATGAGGGAATGGACATTACGTCAGATGAATATCTTAATGGAATTGAAGAGATAGTTAAAAACATCTTATCTCAAAAGGGGATATCTTATGATGCATATATTGATTTTGAAAAGGGACTAAAAGAAGGAAATGAATTAAGCGAAAGTGATGTGTTGGTTTTTCCAGCATTAGCAAAAAGAATGAAAGAAAATACAGCAAAAAAAGAAGCAGAAATAAATGAAAAGATTGATAATATTGTAAATGATTTTGCTGAAAATATAAACCAACTAAAAGGAGAATTATCTACCAAAACTGGTTCTGAAAAAGAAGAAATACTTAATATAGTAAAAAGAGAAAATCAGAAAAGAGATAAAAATGATAAACAAAAAGATGGAAAAATAAAAGAACTTGAGGATAAACTTATCAGAAAGGACATTAGGGATGACACTGAACTTTATGAGTTAAGAGAAGAAATTAAAAAAATATACAGTAAGATGCCCAAGACCGTTGATGGTAAAGATGGAAAAGATGGAAAATTAGATGAGAATGACCTAAAGAGATTACGAGCAGAAAGAAAGAAAGAAATAACAAAAACAATTAAAGAATACTCAGGGAACTGGTATCAATTACCAATGCTTGGATTAAGAAGAGCATTACAAAAGCAAGTAGATGCCATAGGAACATTGGAAATAGATTTAAGTTCTCAATTAGACGGCTCTGAAACTGAATTTACATTAGGTAGAACGGTGAGAGCAGTTATAATGGCTAATCTTAACGGAACAATAGTTCCACACACATTAAACACTGGTAAAAATAAGGTCACATTGGCTTTTGCACCAGACACAGGGGAAGAACTTAGCGTAATAACATTAATATAAATATGAACAAATTTTTAAAACTAACAGCAACAGTTCTTATTGGACTATTTGCAACAACCACTGCTTTTGGAGCAATGGGAACATATTGGAAAACAATAAGCGACTTAATTCCAAGAACAAGTATGGCAG